GTGTAGGTCGGCCAATTAGACCGGACACCCTCGGTGTAGGTACCATCATCGAGGACTGTCGCCGTTTCGGTAATTGAGTCACCAAAGAGTAGGAAAGACTTTCCGGACCCAGTCCCGCCGCCCGGAGCCGATGACGCTGCCCCCGGGAGCACGATCCCATTGATCGCAGTGATCCCTCGGACAAAACCCTCATAGGAGGTTGATTGCGACCCAAATTCAACCTGCGCGGCAGCGTAATTCCACGCGGCGGAGTTCCTTTGTTTGGGGGAAAAGCGGAAGTAGAAGGAGCCGGCGGGAATGGTGATCAATCCCGCATTAGCTCCGATCGGTAAGAAACCCGCTCCTATAACGGTCGTTTTGTCCGCTGCCAGGAAAACATAGTATCTGTTTGCTGCCGGATTGGACTGAAGCCCCGATACGTAGAGGGTCGCCTGCCCGCGAACATAAATAAAATCGGAGGTGACAGAGTCCGCCTCGGCCTGCACATTCCCGGTCGCGTAAACCTCCATGCCCGTTGTGACCGAAAGAGGGTCAAAGAGATTTTTCCCACTGGCGCCGTAAGTGAAGGCGGGCGGGGGAGGGAAGTAGATTTGGTACCCTTGCCAGAAACGCACGGCCGGATCAGTTGAATATGCCTCGTAGGCTGTTGCTAACTTGCCAAATTCGACCTGGACCGTGTCATAGTTCCCGGCGCCGGCAACTCTCTGCCGAGGGGAAAAAACAAACCAGAAGGCGCCGGCGGGGATCGCCACGGTTGCCGCGTTCACCCCGAGGGGGAGGTAAACGTCGAATGCAAGCACCGTCGAGCCATCCCGCTTATAGAAAACACCATAGCGGCCTGACCCGGGGTTGTTCTGCAACCCGCTGATCATCAAAAAATGTTCGCCAAACACGCATATGGGAGCGCTTACCACCGAGTTTGCCTCGGCCTTGATTGTGCCATCGCCGTAGACTTCGAACCCTGAGGTAACAGTCACCTTGTTAAAGCGGTTTTTCCCCATGGTGTCGAGGACTTTGTTTTCGAGGGCAGCTACCCGGTCGAAGCTAGATTGGACCCAGCTTCCACCCCCTGCAGCACCTGACTTTCGATAGGTCCCGTTTTTAGCCGGGTCCGGATCGTTGGTCACCCAGGCGATTGTCTGGCCTGGGAATTCCAGGTTGGCAGATAAATCGGCGTGAGTTGCAAAACCGATGACGCTCCCAGATTGGTCGGCAAACCCGTCGATATAGATGCCTGACCGCGTTGCGGAAGATGACCCTATGGTGCATTCCAGGTCATACGTCCCAACGGGCGCCCAAAAGGAGTAATTCCCCATGCTGTCGGTATGAACCGGGTTTGGCTGGGGCACAGCGCCTGCCTCATCGTACAGCGTGGCTAAAGAGCCATCGATATGTTTCCTTACGGTGACGGCAACGCCGGCGACAGGCCGCCCGGTGGCGGGATCCGCTATCACGTCCTGGTACTTGTAAACCGTCAACGACATTTAAACCTCCAGCAGATCAAGGGTTACGGTGCAGGGCTGCGGGTCCAGGGAGTTTCCCATGACCAGGAACTTCTTCTTGTCGGTCAGCTCTTCCCACTGCGCGCCGGAAACCGGCAGCATCAGGCCGGTGACTCCGACCAGCTCGCCAGCGGCATACTTGCCCTGGTCGAAATACTGAGGTGGTAGGTTGGACGCCTTCAGCCTCATCTTCGGGGTAGCAAACCAGTGGTCCATGCGCGTTGCCAGCGCGACGCGCGCTGCGGGCGATGCCCCCCACTTCTCAAACCACTGCTTCTGATAGCCGGGGTTCACCTGGTATTCGGGATCGCCGGGCGGAACGTCCTTATTGAGCCCCCAGGCGATCTCCGCCGTGTTGTTGATCAGCACGTAGGAGCTGTGGTAGTTCTCGGCGCTGGTGCCTATCTTGATCGGCTTGCAGGACCAGTAGGCGCGCCAATTGGAACCGCGGCCGGGCTCTGTTGCAGCCGACGAGGTATGTGGCGCCTTGCAGGTATAGAGAGGACCGCGACCGATGCGCACGTCGCCAACGACATAGTCCTGGCCGGTGAGCCAGTCGGTAGCCCAGTAGGCTCGATGGGCAGCCCCGGTGCCGGGTGCCGTGGCGGCGCCGGTCTGGTGGGAAATCAGGCAAAACCAGGTGACCGCTGATATAGAAACGCTGTCATTTCGGGAGCAGTCAAGACCTGCAGTCCAGGCGCCCAGGTCGTTGCCGGTCTGCAGATCATCGTCGTGGCGCGGCTCGTAGTAGATGTGCTGCCGGGTGAAGAGCTCGCCCTGTCCAAGTGCCACGCTCGACCAGGTCGCATGGTCGGCCAGCACCTCGCCAGAGATCTCCGCCGTCGCATCGTAGGGCTTGAAGCTGATAACACCATCCGGACGCTGCAGGATGAGAATCCCCGACAGCACCTGGAGCTCCTCGAGCAGTTTGCTGGCATCTTCCTTGTTGTCTTTGTCGAGCCGGCGGGAGACGTTCCAGTCGCTGCCGGAGTAGGCACCGCTGCGCAGGCTGTTGGCCGTGGCCAAATCGATGTAACGCGAGGCGATGCCCACGTACGAGAAGATGTCCAGCATGGCGGTAATGATGTTCACCGCCTGCCACTCGACGGGCACCACCGTCGCGTCGGTGCGTTCCTCGCCTTCCGGAGTCGATTCCTTGGGTATCTTGGCCTTGGCGAAACGGGACAAGATGGTCCGCGTCTTGGCGGTGACCTCGCCCCGATAAAGGTCGATGTCCGCGTCGTACCAGAGCCCGGAGAATACCGGCTGGTACTCCGACTCGGACAGGTCCGGAAACCCGTGCTTCACCGTCACCTGCTTGTTGCGCAATAAACCATCGCGCAGCAGGTTGAAGGTCTCCCTGCGGTAGTAAAGCTTGGGCGAGATTTCACCGGTGGACCCGATCTTCATAAGGTCGATCTTGCTGCCCAAGGCGCCTAGGGCGGGGAGCAGCAAAGGCCGGGCGCCCAGGACGGGAGTATCTTCATGCGTGGAAAAGTAGACCATCTGAGAGTCGCCACCTACTACGGCAATCTCGCGCAAAATAGGCGTGTCCAACCGGGTCGATGAAATAAAAGTGGCCTCAAAATCGTAATACCGGTAGGGGGCTAGGCTGGTGCCGTCCATCACCTCTCCGAGCTCCGTCCATGTTGCGGCGTCGTTGCTGCCGCGTGCTGTGTAGCTCAGGTTTGCGGAGCTGGTGCTGATATGGTCGACCCCAAATACCGAAGAGACCGTAGGCACCTCCCCCAGATCGACACTCCTCGTGCGGGTAAAGGCCGTCGGGTAGTAAAGCGTCTCATGTACCATGACGTAGCTGAAAAACGTGATGCTGCTGCCCGAAACGGCATCGGTGCCGACCCTCGCATAGAGGTGGCCCTTCGGTATGTTAAACGTAAGCTCGTTGACCAGCGGCTCCAGGTATGACGGGGTCGGCCATTGGACGGTACCGGCAACCCAGGTTATCCCGTCCACGCTGGTTTCGGGCCACACGCTCACCAACCCGTCAGACGCCTGGATGTTGTAACGCATGCTGACACGCATCTGCACGCAGCGGTCATTGGGGCAGGGGAAAATTACCGACCGGAACGGCTCCAGGGGAGCAAGGCCATCCCAGGCACAGCCGAACCACTCGGCGTTTCCGACATAGACGGAGGCGTTCTCATACTGACCCGCGTGTATCTCTGCTCCGTCGGTCGCCATAATGACGACGCCCGGATCGTCCAGGGGCGAACTCGTATTGATATTGGTGCGGACCGGCCCAGCTTCCCAGTCGGTACGGGTGGTGATCACCTTGTTGATGGCATTCACGGATTCGACCGACATCAGGAGCACCGGCTGGCGATCCGTGCGGCGGGCGGCCGCTATCCACGCGGAGCTGGTCATGCCACCACTCGGGAGATGAACGGGATGCGCGGGATGGTGTAGAGGCCCGTCTTCATCACCGGTTCATACTTGTAGCCTTTCTCCGTGTAGCCAAAGTGCACCTCGTCCTGGCTCGTATCGGGCACCAGAAAGAAACCGCGGGCGGTCTGGATGCAGGCGGCTGCCCAGATGCTGAAGAGGGCCTCCTCAACCGGGGTGATCTGGCCAAACGACAGGGAGAATGGCCGGGTTACCTTTGTGGTGACGCTCCCCAGGAACAGGCCGGCGGTGCTGATCAGGTGGGTGCCATCTGCCTGTAGCGGTGCGCTGCAGTAGCCGTCCTCAAAGAAGGGCAGCAGCGACAGCCCGCCAACCGCAATATGCTTCAGCAGGAACTTGGTCGAGTGGCCTGATATCGACAGCCTAAAGTAGCGGTAGGTGGCCTGCGCTAACTGGATCCAGACCGCGCCGTCCCGGGGTGCGACCTGTGTGGCCAATGAGGTGAAGGTGCTGCCGTCGTTGGAACCCTGCACGGCTAGGGACACTCCGTGCAGATCGGCGCCGGCCAGCGCGCAAAATTCGCAGCTCTCCGCTGCACCCAGGTCGATGATGACCGAGGATAGCGCCGTAGTTGCCGGGCGCCAGCCGTTGCACTCATCGGCCTGCAGCAGATCCACTGCATCGTAGCCGGCGGCCGTTGACGATGCGGAAACGGCCGCCAACGGGCCGTAGGCTGCAAAGAGAAACGCGGGCTGGGCTGGCTGGCTGATGGATAGGAATTGGGTCACGCGCGCCTCTTAAGTGATTAGGGTGACGCCGCGGCTGCCGGCGGATTTGATGGCCGGGATCAGGCTCTCTTCGACCCACTTGTCCTCACCGATCAGGTTGCCCATGATCTGGACGGTGACGTGGCCTTGCTGCTGGGCCGCCGTGGTAGTTGTAGGCTGCGTCACAACCGGGTTGTACATACCACCGGGCGCAGTGACGTTGCCTGCAGATCCGCCAGATCCCGAACCACCGCCATCAGGTGATGCCGACCATATTGCGGCCAGCTGTACAGCGCCTTGTGCCCCGATAAATGCTGCTTTTGCTGCGCGTTCCACAAAGGTGAAAGAGTCAACGTCTGCCCAGGCTTTCATTATTCCGGATGCTGTGGAAATAACAGTTTCACCCGATTTGGCGGCTTGGAAGGCGCGGAAAGCAACTTTATCCCGTTTGCCTAGTACGTTATGCAGCTGTAAGGCAACATCGCCTACCTGTCCAGCGCCCGCTGCTACCATGGCATATTTCTTTTGCTCTTCTGCCTTCTTAAGGGCTATGCGCTTACCAGTGTAGATTTCCTCGATCATGGTCTTACGCTGCTCGTAAACCTCGAAAGAATCGGTCATCATCGCCCATGACTGGATAGCAGCGTCCTCCTCGGCTTGTAACTGGGCCATTTCAGGACTTCCGGTGATCCGTGCTCCAGCTTGATCAGCAGCCTGGTTTGATGCAAGATTTCTGGCTGCCCAGGTAGTAACCATAGCCGATTTACCAAAACGCTCTTGCTGTGACTTAGACATTTCGTTTTTAGTGTTGAGCCACTCATCGGTGAGGCGCATCTCGTCGATTTGGGCAAGCAGCATCTCTTTCAAAGCAGCAGAGCGCTGCTTCATGTACGCAATTTCGGCTTTTTCGCCTTCCTCGTCAGCGAATCCGCCCCAGAATTTCACACTTTCGTTGCCCTTTGGCCCGCTCTCCTTCTTGGCGTTCATAGCCGCAAGGGCTTTCTTCTCATCAGCAGCACGCTTGCGGTTGATTTCGTCCTGCTTAAATCGCTTCTCTGTAGCGTCCATGACCTCCCGCGAATTACGGGCAGGTGTTTGCTTTTCAGGCTCCCATCCGGCATCTGGCAGCAAGAATGCAAGGTTTTCAGGCTTGAATCCCCATTTACCCTCGCGCGCCTCTTTCAACAGTTCGGACATTGCCTCTCCCGCCCTGTTGATACTTGGCATGAGGACCTCGCTCAATGCAGCAGCCGTCTGGAATATCTCGTTTTTAAAACGGTTGATGCCTGCCTGCCCTTTTTTAGCCGCTTCGGTTGCTGAGTCGCCATAAGTCTGGTGCAGTTGCTCTGCCAGTTTGGGGAGCAATTCAGCAGACATGATCTTGCCATCCTGCATTTGTTTAAGCAGTTGAAAGGTGGTCATCCCCATTGCGTCAGCAGCAAGCTTCAGGGCGCCAGGAAGCCGTTCTCCCAGCTGGCCAGTCAGTTCCTCGGCAGAAACCTTGCCCTTGCTCATCATCTGAGATAACGCCAGAAAGATGCCCTGCGACTCTTCGCCGGAAAGCCCAAGCGCCGTGGCCGCCTCAGAGACCCCAACGAATACCTTGCGGGCCGCTTCGCCCTCGATGGAGGTATTCCGCGTAGCCGCCATAAACTTGCCGTAGGCACCGGCAGCAATGGGCAAGGAGAGACCGAGGCGCTCCGACTCCTTGCGGATAAACTCCAACTCGCTGGCCGCTGCGCCATTACTTCCACTGGCGGCCTTAAACAGCAGTGTGAGTTTTTCAGACGCGAGGGATGCCGTAACGATCTCACGGGCCAACAGGGAGACTGAAGCAGTGGCTCCTACGGCCCCGAGTGCAAATGTGGACATTGAGCGACCAATCGACAAGATTCCGCTGTCTGCGCGCCCAAAGGATTCGGACATGCCGCGGGCAGTTTTCTCCGTTTCCCGCTCCGCCTGTTGCAGGGTGCGGGAAAGGTTGTCCATCTTCCCTTCGAGCGCTACGCTGATTTTTTTCTCTGCCATTGCTGTCTCCGCTAACGATCAGCCAGCGCCTGTTTCCGATATTCCGCCCGCCCGGTCCTAACTATCTGCACCGCCTGGCGGTACCAGGGCGGTTGATCAAGGATGGTCCCCGGGAAGGGGAGGTGGAGAATGTTGGTGTGCTCTCCGTCCGTGGTTTCGTTGACAAGCCGCAGGATCTCCCAGGTGCGGCGGGTAATGCAGGACATGGGGCACTCTAAAAAGATGATGTCATCGATCTTCAGTACCCGGCGCAAGCCGGCTGATACCAGCCGCCATTGATCTGCCCCTTTCAGGAGCTTGTGCTTTAGCCCGTGCCGGTTGCGGCAGTTGCGCTGGCTGCGTTTACGCTCGTCGCAGTCGCGGCAAACCCATTCCTTGGCTTTCTCGCCGGAGATAAGGCAGGAGAACCTTACACCGGCATAAAGTTTTTTCTTTCAGCCTGGGAGAGCGCAATCGTGCTATTGACCGCTCCGATTACCCATTGCACCATTTCACGAGGCGCCATCCGGTAAAAGGTGTCGAAGTCGGTTACCGGTCCGCCTTTGATGGTTAGGTTGTGGATGCCGTGCACCTTGGACTTGAGCAGCTCCCGCCGCTTGCCCTGCTCGTGCTCGGCTGCCTTGTCTGAGGAGTAGTCGTTGTAGAGCGACGAAATGGCTCGATCCAGCGCATCGGTTTCGGGTAGCGAGATCGCCTGAAGTTCGAACCAGACCATGCCGCCGTCCCCGGCTGTTTCCTTTGCCTTGACCCAGGCTGCTGCCTCGTCAAGATCAGGCTCTGTCACCAGCAGTTTCTCGAGCGCCTGCCTGGTGGCGAGCAAAGGTCTTTCCCTGTTATCGAGGTAGGGCGGTACTGCCTGGTAAATATGGTCGTTACCGTTCAAATCCATACATCTGGCTCCTAGTACGCCGTGGTCTGGTCGGTGCGCATCCAGTACAGCGGTTTGCTGCCCGAGGGAGACATGGTCTTACCCGAGAACTTGGCCTTGGTCTGCTTACCCTCGTTGTCCGGATCGGGGCTTTCGCAGGTATTCTGTATCAGGGGGAAGTAGAGGACTTCCTTGTAGTGCTCGGTGGAGGAGCCGGCCAGGGAGAGGTGCGTCAGCACGACCATGATCGCCGTGGTGCGCGGGCCGGAGAACTGGGCCTCATACTCGTCGATGCTCGAGAACCCGGACGAAGGATCGCGGAAGTCGACACTGAAGTCGAGCTGGGCCGAGAACTGCGCGGTGCGCTCGGTCTTGGAGGGGCCCTTGATGCCGTTGCCGCAGGTCTTGTCGTCCAGCCCATTATTGATCTTGATGGTCATGTCGTCCGGGGTGAACTGCTTCATGGTGCCGGCGGCCATGGCGGTGTAGTCCGGAGCTGTGCCGGTTAGGTCCGCGCCAGTACCGATGTAGAAGGTCGCGTCGCTGAATGCGTAGGGGTCGATGGCGGTGAAGCTCACCCCTGCAGTCGCAGTCTGGCCCGGGGCGCCTACCCAGCCGCCGGCGCCCTGCCCCTCAAAAGCAATGGTGACGTCCTCGTCCGGCTTGATGTTGATGGTTGCCGCCTTGAGCCGGCAGCCGCCCCAGGTCTGGCTCTTGGTCGTGCCGTCCCGGTCGATATTGGGTTCCAGGCCGAGGGCCTTGTCGGACAGTTCGGCGCCCGAACCGTAGGGCATGGCGAGCGGGTAGAGGATGCCACGGTAGGCGGTGGTGTCGGCAATGGTGCGGGTGCCAGCGTGACCCAGGAGGTGCTTGAGCAGCAGGCCCAGCTCGGAGCCCGGATAGAGGTAGCACTCCGGGGCAAAGGTGTACTGGCTCGACTTGCGGATCATGCTGCCGTCGCCCAGGGCGGTGTCGCTGCCGCGGAACTCCTTGCGGGGTTCGTCCTTGGGCATGAACTTGGGCGCCAGGCCTTTGATCACCGGCAGAAACTTGCGGGCGGGAGACGCGGGCTTGGTGCCGCGGGTGGTCTCTTCGTACAGGGACAGATACTGGTCAGACATGCTGAGTCACCTCCTCGGTGCTGGGTTTGGGATTAGTCTTGCCGCACTTGCGGGCGACGCCCTGTGCGATGAAGGAATCGGCTTCCTCGGGGTGCACGGAGATCCGGTCGCCGCGGCGGACCTTGCCGTACTTCATGGTGTCGCGGGCCTGGGTAAACTCGATGACAATCACGGCGCCTCCTTGATCGCTTCGTTGTAGAGCCGCAGCACCGTCCGCGAACTTTCCAGGGCGGCCCGGTAGAACTCCAGGTTGATCAGCACGTCGCGGCGGCCGCGATCATCGAGACAGTATTCCGCCTGCGCTGCGCCCGGCGGGTAGAGCACCACCTGGTACAGGGCCGGATGGGGCTCTATCAGCAGCTGAGCCGGACGAATACACGGCTTGCAGCAGCCCCCCAGGTATAAAAGGCAGAGGGCGAGAATCGACAAAAACAGGCTTCGGGGCGCTTTCGATGCGAGACACATTGATCTGGCTCTCCAGTTTGATCTGGCCGATGGCTTCGGTGATCTGGTTGGTAAGCTGCTGCATGGCAGCGGCCGACTTCAGCTTTTCGGTGAGCAGCGCCTGCTCCTGGCGGAGTTGGTCGCGCTCGGCGAAGACTGAGCGGACATACATGCCGGTACCGATCAGGCTAAGGGCCAGCAGGCCGGCAGCGATCCAGCGCCAGTTTTTGAGCGCGAATGCCAGCGCGGTCACTTGGCACCCGCTGGGACGTTCATCTTGGTTGCCAGGTCAAGCCCGAAAATGATGCCCGTCAGCAGGACCCAGTCGGTCCCGGTGATCTTGCCAAACCAGAGGAAAACGCAGGCGGTCATCCAGGCAACATACTTCTTGGCGATGAATGTTTCACCCAACCGTTTCAATCTGTTCAGCATCCGTCCCCTCCTTGGTCTGTGCCTGGTATTAATCGCGCAGCGCGTAGCACTTCAGCACGGACTGAACGACGCAGCTCGGCTTGTTGTTGTGTGCGCACTTCCCGCCGACGATACTGCAGTAGGCGCCCTCTCCACTCATGCCGCTTGCACCAGTTCGATAAAGTGCTCCCAGGGGAACAGCTTCCCGGGGCAGGACTTCTCCGCATACTCGTGGTGGCGGTGGATGGACTCGACAGGGAGCCCGGCCAAGCGCAGATAACCGGCGGTCACCTGGGCCGCGTAGGTGAGCAGCTCCTCGTCGGGCGGGGCCTGGTCGAAGTTGCCGACGATGCAGATCCCCAGGGTGTCGTTATGCCCAATGGTGTGGGCGCCGACCATATCGATCGGCCGGCCGGTGAGGGTAGTCAGCTCGCCGTTGATACGCTCGACGCCGGCATGATAGCCGATGTCGGACCAGCCTTTCTCCTGCATGTGGTAGTGCTTGATGCCATCCCAGTCGACGGTTTGACCGTCCTTGGTCAGGCTATGGTGGATAACTATTCCGATCGGTTTCATGCGCTAAGCCTCCTCTCCGCTGCTACAGTCCCGGTTCTTACCCTGGCAAAAGCCCTGGAGCTTTTTCAACTCCTGCCCCTGGCTTGTGGTAATCCTGTAGAGAGATCGCTGGCCGCGCCAGATTTCGACCAGGAGAGCAATCAACCCCATGCCGATGGCCTTTAGCAACGTACTTTTGTCAACCGCGACGATCATATCCTCTGCGCCCACGGACTGGTCGAGGCTGAGCAGCAGCGCAACGGCGGTAATGGCCGTGAAAAAGAAAAAGGATTTGCGGACCAGGTCGCGAGGAATCATCATATTTGCGTTGCTCCGGACTGTAGTTAGACTAGCCATTTTCTGGTCAAGTACACGATGGTGAATTTGACCCGGGTGCCGTAGAGGATCTGGCCGCCGATGTCATGCTGCATGTCCATGGGGTTCTCGGCCATGCTGGTGCGTCGGGCCAGGCCATCCCACCGGGGATCGAGTCCAACGGCAGCCGAAACATCGGCATAGGCCTTGCGCCCGTTCAGGTCAGCCTGCTTGCCCGAGGTGAAGCAGTCGACGGTGACATTCAGGTAGTTGTACTGCCAGCCGAGTGGGGCCCCGTCGTAGACGATCTGGCTGATGTCGTCGGAGACCACCATGCAGGGAAAGTCGGTTGCCGGGTTGAGCTGGCGCTTGAGGTTCACAAACACCCGCAGGCCCAGGTCACCCTTGAAGACGTAGTCGTCACCGTTGATCTGTATCACCTGACCGGCGCGGATCCTCTGGAGCCGGGCCTCCACCGCGTTTACGAGCTGCTGCTGGATGCTGTCCATGGTGCCTCGCTAAAAGTCGGTGGTGAGCAGCAGCCGGGTCATGCCAGTGCCGTCTGCCTGGATGCCGTAGATCTCGAATTCGCCAAGCTCGACGCTCTGGCGAAGGATGGTGAGCCGGGTGCCATGGCTGATCGAAAGCAACTCTACGTCCGCGTCGTACATGGTACAGGAAGGAGAAACTGACTCAGCCTGCCCCTCGTAGAGACCTACCCGCTGAAACGGACCATCATATAAAACCGGCACCGTTTCCGCGGGCCCAACTGCTGCGGCGTAATCGGAATCGGCCATGATGACACCGAGGTCGAGATCCGTATCCACCTACTTAGTACCCTTTACTTTTCTTGTGGTCTTCTTGGATTCTGGACCGCCGGTGCCATCCGCTACCACATCGGCCTTGCCCTTATCCAGGATGATGGCCGCGTCCTCGGCGGAGAGGTCCTCGGGTACGGAATAGACTTCTCCGGCAAACAGGGGCTTGGCATTGCTTTCAAAGGTATCGCTTGCGGGACGTATTTTTATCTTCACGGGGCCCTCCCGGGGATCGAGGTCAGGGGGCCAGAGGCCCCCTTATGGGTTAGATATTAAGGTTAAGGTCGACGGTTGTGGCCCCGTTGCCGGCCGCAGCATGAGCGAAACCCGCATAGGTATTACCCGAGGCGGTGGTGGTCAGACGCTTGTTGGTATTGTCCCAGTAGAGCGCGGCACCCTGGGCGACTACGTCCGTGGAGAGCTTAGGCAGGTTGAAGACGCCTTCGACAGCCAGGGCACCCTTGGCGGCATCGGCGATGTCAATCGAGGCGACACCCAGCTTCGTGCCGACCAGGACACCAGATCCGCTGGTGATGGTTGCGCCACTGGCATTGGTGTAGGTGAGCCTGTCACCGTCCTGAATGTAATTTTTCACTGTATTTCCTCCACTTAAAGGGTTGTCAGAGTAGGGGGGCAAGCCCCCCTTGATTAACTGTCTGGCGAGGACTAGGACCCCGGGTTCTTGTAGAGGCCTTTCCAGCCCATGGCCTTGGCACCTACGTCGATGCGCACCTTGAACTCGACGCCGTCGGTGCTCCAGCCCTGCTTGGTGTCCAGGAAGGGGGTCTTGTTGCCGTTCAGGAAGAACACCTTGACGGTCTTGCCCTTACGAGCGGCCAGGTACCAGGCGGTGGTGGATGCGTCGTCCAGGCGCGGTTCGTAGATCCTGGTGAAGTAGGCGCCGCTGTAGATGTTCTGCAGGTTGGGCTGCGCCTGGGTGCCGACCACCGGGGTGGAGAAGAACTGCTCCGCTGCGGCCTTCTTGGTCAGCGGGCAGAGGAAGTAGGCCGGCTTGATGTTGAGCCGGCGCTTGCCGCCGATGTCCTTCTGCAGGCCCATCGCGGTTTCAGCCAGGCCCAGGGAGTCGACGGAGACCACGGCGCCGGAAGCAGCCAGGTTCTTGTGGTTGGAATGGAACAGCGCGGTGCCGTCACCCATGGCGCTATTGGCGGTCAGTACCGCGTAGACAACGTCGCCGACGGTGCGGGTCGCAGCTTCCCCGTGCTCGCGCGGGATCTCGGAGAGAGCGCCCAGGTCGTCGTTGATGATGGTCTGGCGGCTGATCTTGAACAGCTTGCCAAAGGTGGCGATCTTGTAGCTTTCGGACTGCTCGGTGCGGGTACCGTACTTGTACTCGTCGTCCTCGCCGATCTCGTCGAGGCTGTCGACCTCACCCGGGCGGACTGCGGTGTGGGTCTTGAAGTCGGACACGGAGCCTTCGGCTACCCAGGACGGCCAGGTCTCTTCCTGGGTCTCCCAGCCGTCAAGCAGCTCTTTGTTGGCAACGTTGGAAAGCAGTAGCGGGAAATCGCTGGTGGTGAAGGAGCGGCCAACCATCTCGAGGACGTTGCCACCCAGCGCAGACTGACCGGCCATGCGCAGCGATTCGCGGGCCAGCTCGACCAGGGTGAACCCGGCCAGATCGCGGGCGCCCAGCTTGATCAGGCTGTCGTCGCAGGTGTGACCGCAGCGGATGATGAGGGACCCCTCGGCCGCCTGACGGAATTTGTCGCGGGCGTCGGTGCCGACTTCCGTGGAACTGCGGAACACGGGGGCCGGGCCGCTGGTCACCACGTGCTCGAAAGCCGCGGAGCGCACGGCTTCCACGGAGGTGCCGCCGGTGATGAACTCGGTGATCTTGGTCTCGGGCAAGCCGGCGCGGCTGCAGATGGCGCGGATGTCGGTGCAGCGGGACTGCTCTGCCAGAAATGCGGAGCGGACCTGCTCGGTTACCGCGGCTGCGTCGACGGTACCTGCCGGCGGGGCCGCCTCATCACGTACCTGCAGGGTCTCCAGGAAGCGCCTGGCCTCCTCCTCGGTCGCAGTCTCGGAAAGGCCACGACTCACCAGAAATGCTCTCAGCTTGGGATCCATCTCATTCTCCTTTTTAGGGTTGCGGGGAATAACGGGGGTTGTGGCCGCCCGAACTTTTGCCATTTCATCCGCCCCGATGGGGCACATGCTCATTTCTTTAGGGGTCCAACTGGTGACTACCTTGATCGGGCCATCGTACATGGTGCCGCCCACTGCCTGGCGCTGCCCCTCCGGGATGTAGGTGCTCTCCAGGTCTAGGCGGGCGATGGAGCAGTCGGTAAGGTGCCCTTCCTTGGTTTTCAGATAGGGGCCTTCGGCTTCCGGAGCAGCCGAGAAGAAAGCGCGGCCGATCAGCTGGGAACCTTCGATGCGTATGTCCCGGAACGATCCGATCACGCAGCTGGTATCGCTGCGCCTGTGAGTGTCAAGCAAGGGAAGCTGCTTGTTGGTGGGCATCTGGCAGCCGTCCATGCGCAGCACGGTCGGTATCTTTTCCCAACGGTCCCAGTCGATCTCGTTGACGGCGGTTTCGGTTGCCCCGACCATTTCTACCGAGCGGGTCGATTCGTCCATTGACAAGGGGGCCCCAGGGCCAGAAACGGGCATTGCCCGGTAGTTCAGGCTGGTATCGATGTCCTGTGCAACAGGCTGGTCACCGGATTTGGGAGACCTGAGGTGCAGTCGGGTGCTGCCCAGAATGGCAGCCATCTTGCCGGCCAGGGAAATGCGGTGCGTCATCACTCTTCTCCTTCAGCCAAAAGTAGGGCCTCTTCGACTGCACCTCTGACAGCGCGAGTCATACTGAGGACCTTGGCTTTACGGCTTTCCCCATCGGCACCAAGAGCTGCCGGGTTATTTGCCGTGATGGTTGATGTTTCGTCAATGTTGGCCAGGATGAAATCGAGACCGCGCTCTTTAAGGGACTCGGTGAACTCCTGCATGTTATCCAGGATCTCGTCGAGGTCCCGGCCGCGGGCGGCTACGATCTCCTGCGGGTCGCGCAGGCCTGCCTTCATCTGATCCAGAAGCGCCTTGGTGTCCCTCAGGAGGTCGGTAGACTCCATGCCAGGCGGCAGGAAGATGCCACGCTGGTATACGCGGGGATTTTTCCAGTAGTCGGGCAGCTTGAGCTTGCCGGAGAGGACGGCTGCATCGATGATGTCGTTCACTACCGGCCGGGGTAGGTGATTGATGTGACGGCGCTGGTGCGGGCGCATAGCGACACCAAAGTCGTTGCGGATCCCCTTGAGGTTGGAGAAGTTGAGCCCGGAGTAGTCCCCGGTCAATAGCTCGTAGGTCGTGTCGGTTGCAACGGCGAGCATTCTGGTGATCAACTGGGAGAAGGGCCCCACCTGGTCACCGGGGATGCTGTGATCGGCAAAGGAGATTTTCTCACCGGGGCGCAGGTACTCGAAGGTCGCGTGGTCGATGTTTTCAAGGCGCTTGCCGGTATCCGCGCCCTGGCCTTCCACCGTGCGGCCGCGCTGGAATCCCGCGGGGTCGTTGGTCTCGATGATGCCCAGGTAGCGGGCAGCCATCTTGGCCACGTCGATGGTTGCGTCCATGTAGTCGGACAGATCGTGGGCCAGCATGACAGCCGTGACGAACGGAGATACTCCGCGCAGCTGCCCGGGGCGCAGCGGCTCAAAGCCGTGCAGCACGTACTCGGCGGGGATTCGCTGGGTCTTGGTATAGGAGGTGATGTTGAGGCTGTTGTACCCTGTCGGGACCGCGAAGTGGTAGGCGACTACCCGGCCCGTCTTGGGATCGTACTCAATCCCCTGGTCGACCTCCATTCCCGGTGTGATATCGGAGTAGAGGTTGGTAAGCCACTCCGCCTCGTACTGCATAAGGGAGTAGGGCAGGAAGCGGTTCTTGTCGTTGAGCCAGGTTTTTATGAAGATGTACTCTCCGGCTTCGACATCTTCGCCTTTGCCGAGGCGCTCCATCTCGCCAAAGCAAAGCGCCTGCGAGCTGCCGGGATACCAGCGTGCGTCGATCTCATCCATGCCCCAGCGCACAACGTCCTCGATCTGCTGGACCAGGACACGGTTCAGCTTGGGCCGCCCGCTCTTGCCCTTTTCCACGGTATCAAGTACCCGGCTCTGAAAATTGGTGCCGTCAGCACCAACGGTATAGTTGACAAGGTTCTTCTTTGCCTTGATAAAGTAGGGGAAGTCGCGGACCAGCTGGCGCAAGCGGGAGCGGATAACGGAGGAGGATGTGCGAATGATGCTGTTGACGTCCTGGGACGCGGGGGACCACTCGCCGGTGAGACGTGTGGTTTTGGCCGCTGCGTATTGCCGCTGCGGAATAACGATCTGGGACCCGTGAACGGTTACGGGGGTCTGCCGCCCTATGAGGCATCCGTGGCTCATTCCCAGCGCCCTCCGCCGTTAGCTGCACAGGTACGATTCACAGCAGCACCACTCTCGAAATCAGCCATGACCTTCACGTAGGTCATGGCCTCCTGCAACTCTTTGAAGGTGCGATACTTGAAGCGGCGGACCGTGGTGCCGTTGTTGAACTCGTACTCGGCGACCTGCATCCTGTTGGCGATGAAATCCGCCATCTGGTTCTGCATCGCTGCGTAGAGATCCGACCAAGATGTGAATGCGGTAGCTGCCAAAAGAAACGCCCCTTTTGTCGATGATGGCGACATTATAGGGGCGCTTTTTTGGGGGTACTGGCATTTACCGGCATTTACTGTCATTTACCGGCATTTACCGGCATTTACCGTCAATTACGGTTGACAGGCTATTTTGTAATTGCAATTTGCGCACACCACTCGTTGATGGCGACGCGGGAACCTACCCAGTATCCGGATTTGCTGGTTTTCTTGATCGGCAAGCCCAATTCACGATGCCACTTGAGCGCCGTAGTCTCGCTCACATTCAAAAAACTACAGATGTGCTTCATTCCTACCAATAAATTCTGGGCTTCCACTGACATCACCACCTCCTGGATTTGGGCCGCGTTTCGTTATGGGTTTTCGTTGATTCAAGTTCTTCGATAGACTCTTCAGGCCGGCGCTCATCCCCTATGAAGAGAATATCTGCGCAGGCATAGCTATACTGCCCTATGTCAAAATGGTGGTTGGCGAGTTGCTTGGGATTGACCCAGAAGCCACCCTCATCCTGATACTCGGAGCACATCTGCTTGGCGTATGAGCTCCAGCGAAGCTGCCCCTCATGGCGGATATCGTGCGGTCCACTCCAGCTTTCCATTTCCTCCTCAGTCAAACCGGCATGGAGATGGATGGCACCAGGGTTACCAGGGTCTATCAGTAACTTCCTATTGAGCATGTTCTTATAGTAGGTGGTATCGATGGTGTAGAGCACTAGCCCGCCAGGTATCGATACTCGCTCGCCCTTGGAGCCCGGATAGAAGTCCAGGCGGGTCCAGCTCACTGGGGTACTTTGCCGTTTCCGTCCCTTTAGGGGGTGCCAAAAGGGGTTTTCGATGCAGAAGTCGTAGACCTCACGTGTCCGGCTATGTTTGGGGCGGTGGGGGTTAGCGCCGCCGCCGGAGTCGAGGAAACCGGCGCGCGCTCGGTACCTGGCCCCATCGGCATCAAACCAATCCCGATCGGCAAGGCGGTTCAAGTGCTCGAAGTGCTCAATAAAGCCGTGGTCAATGACTGAGTTTTCCAGCTCGCGGCCCCAGGCAAAAGTCTTCACCTCGTAGTAGAAGCCCTGCTGCTGGGTGTCGGCAATGATCAGGATCGAATTTGTATCGCGCGGGACTATGCCGCGCGGCATATGCGGATCTATCAGGCGCAGGATGTGGTCCTCTTTATGGGCAACCTGCTGCGGCTCGTATTTTTTCGCACGATAGGAGTTATCCAGCTCGATCTGGTCGGCGACGTCCCCAGAGCGGGCCTTGAGGATCGCGGCCGCGTATTCTGAGAGCGAGATATCTGGGCAGATGAAAGCGTCGATGATGAAACCGACAGATACTGGACGGTAGACCTCATTGCGGGCCTTCCAGTCACCCAGGCGCACAGCACGGTCCCGGTCCATATCGTTCCAGAGCACGCCGCAACCTTCACAGGTGTACCTAGCCGACTTGCTGTTGAGCACCTGCTTGGGATCCACGTTCGGCTGATTCGGAGTCCCGCCAACCAGCTCCAGCTGGCCAGGCCAGATAAGCTGGCTTTCCTTCATCTGCTGCTCATGTCCGCACGAAGGGCAGACAACGTAGAAGTCGAGCTGCTCCATGCAGGCATCAAAGGCCTTGCTGATCAAGGAGCCGGCGCCGGCCGGGGAGGAGCACTTGATCTTCTTTGGGCGGCGGAAGGTCGTCGCGCGCTTTTCCATGAGGTTTAGCGCATGGGTTTCTTTCCCGGCAAGGTCCTCGTTCTTGTCGACCTCGTCCGCGAAGACATCGTCAGCCGGAAAACTGGAGATCTCGGAAGGGGAGGAGCCCCATACCGGGTAGATCACGGTGCCGTCACGGAAAGCGATGCGGCCGGCGGTGGTGTCGTCCGGGTTGCTGCTCATCTTTTTGGCGACCGGCTCGCACATGCGATAGATCGGTATCAGCCGGTCCTTAGCGATCTTCTTGGCGAGGTTCTCCTTGGGGAGCATAACGTACTTAACGTTGCCGCCGCGGTAGACGATGGCATAGAGGTGCATGTTGATGCAGGCGTTGGACTTCCCGCTCTGCGGCACGCCCACGATCACGATTTCCTGTACCCAGGACAGGTTGTAGGTATCCATGATCCGGGTGAGGTACGGCGTGATGGAGTTGTCCCAGTCCCCCTGGTGCTGGCCCAGGGTCACCTTGCGCGACTTGGCGGCGAACTGGGAGACTGTAAGCGGCGGCTTCTCGCGCCAGATCTCCAGCTCGCCCGGATACCATTCGTATGTGACGGCGGGTTCGGTCACTCGGTCTCCACTTTAAAGCTGGTCGCCCGTGCGTACCGATCAAGCCAGGCGTCCAGCTTGCGGTCGTACTCCTCCTGCAGGTCGGGAATGACCGCCTGCAGGTTGATTTCGTCCATGTCCATGCCGAGGTTGCGCAAGTAGTCCGAGGCCACGTCGACCAGCTGGTCACAGATGCGCGGACCGAAATTGCTGAGGTCCTTTTTCAGAAAACTGGCAGCGGTGGCGCAGCGCTGCTCGACATCGGAGCGCAGCAGGTAGTTGCCGCGGGTAATCTCGTTGGCCAGGGATAGCTTGTCGGCTTGCTCCTTGGCTAGGCGCCGCCTGTGGTCTTCCTCGTCGCCGCCGGTCGCCTTCGGGCGGCTGGGATTCTCCCAGGTCTGGTCTGCGTAAGCCTCGATCTCGGGCGACAGGTATGAACCGTCCTTCTGCCTATGCGGGAAGCCCGGGCGCTCCGCGTGGTTGCGAATGGTGCGGGCGCTCACGATGTAGCCCTGCGTGATGATCCAGGTGCAGACCGCCTCGAGGTTTTTGAAACGCTCGCCAGCCTCATCTGCTCCCGCCTGCGCATCTGCTTTAGCGAACGCGGACTTGGCACCGTTCCACTTCCGGAGATTCTCCAGCGACGGGTTCTCCTGGTACGCCAGGGCAGTCTTCTGGACCGCAGCGGAGAGAATCTCTTTTTCGGTGGCAAGTTCGGTCATTTCAAATCCAGGGGCCGGACTAGGTTGGGCATCTCAGGGTGACGGGCCAGCAGATCGCGTAGCTCCAAGTACATGACTCCGGCGCAGATATACTGGGCCTCCTCGTCAGAGTCCCCGCTCAAGCTGTCGTACCAGACCGCTCCGTCAACCCGAAGAGGAGCACACCAATACTCGATGTCGGAGCGGGCTGCATGGTAAGATATCTCGGCGCCCAGGGCGACGATGGTCAGCTCCTTGGATCTTTCCAGAACGGCCGCGCCTGAGCTGCGCCGGGTCATCTCATCGATGATGCGCTGCGCCACTACCTGGACATGAGTCGCCTCGCGTAGGATGCCATGCTCGCCGTGGATATCATTGACCCAGAGGGCAAGCTCCAGCTCGCGGACCTCGCGCTTGAGTTTTTGGAGCATCTCCCATCGCTCGTAGGCTTGCCAGAGCAACTCGGGATACTTGACTAGAGCGACGGCGTACTCCTGGGCAAACAGAGAGTCAAAGCCCGCATCTACCCCGTGCCGTGCAACTGCAAGAGCGGTTTGCGACTTTTCCCATACAGCCAGGTATTCGATGACCATATGAGCTAGATCGCTCTTACTCTTATTCATCAGGTAGCGATGATTGATTGGACCCCCGCTAAATTCAGCAATACTCATTTCAGTACCTCCATGGTTATGCTGGAGCATGCCGCGCCCATAAAGTCATTCTTCAGGAATCCAATCATCATCTCACGCATCATCTTCCCTTCATCCTGAGGGTAACGGCTCTCCAAGTAGTACGATCCGTCCCAGGATTCTCGCCAGATGATTCCTTTATCCACTAAAGATGTCACCACTTGACCAGTGCGGCTATCGTTCCACCCAAGCTGGTACTTTATGCAGCTGTACCCCATACCGCCGATCCCTGAGGGATACCAGCAGCCGAGGCGGTAGACGAGGTGCTGCTCGTCCTTAGACAACGGCATTTCTGGCAATGCAAGCTGGCTCATTTATCTATTCTCCTCGTAGCTCCTGCAGCGGGCCGGGTTCGACACCGGCTAAGGGACCATCCCTTTTGGTAGCTAGTAAAAGGGTCGCCGTCCTTTATTGGGCACTACCGACACGTCCTTCCGTGCTGCCGCTGCGTTTAAAGATTTTGGTGAACTTCCCGTCCGCGCAATGCCCCTTACCTAGCGTGATGCGCACTACCCGGGCCCTCGCATGGTGGCTGTGGTTCGACTGACGTAACAACCCCAGGTAGCTGTTCGCGCTGCGCATCAGGTCGTCTCCGGTTTTACTGGTTACGGTCCTAATCGCGTTGTTGTAGGTGGTGCGCCTCAGCACTCGGCGCCAGGGCTTTATGATTTGGCCTACGAAATCTACCCCACGGTCAATGGGCTGCAGGATCGTTTTGCGCGGGTTGAGCGACATGCCAAGCCGCTCGGAGACAAAGGCGCTGATTTTTCCGGCGGCCTGGCTCAACCACTCGGGCGATTCATGCAACAGCACCATGTCGTCGACGTAGCGGATGTAATGCCGGGCCCCTATCTGGTGCTTCACGTACTGATCGAGCGGGTTCAGGTAAACGTTGGCAAAAAACTGGCTGCTCAGGTTACCAATGGGTAGCCCCAGGTGCGATGGCTGGTTAAATAGGCTCTTATGGTGAGGTATTAGAGCCATCATCCTGGGCGAAGCCTTCAGGTAAACATCGCCGCGCGGATCGTGGAAGAGCACAACCTGGGTTAGCCATAAGGTCCACGGCCCCACTATCTTGCTGGCAAGCAGTTCATACAGGATGTTCTTGTCGATGCTGACAAAGAAGTTGGCCAGGTCGAGCTTCAGGTAGAAAGCGCGGCGAATCCAGTTCTGGGTGATGCTCCGAACCTTGTGCTCCAGCCGGGTTGCACCATAAAGGGTCCCACGGCCGGGAATGCAGGCGCAACTGTCGGCAATGAATGAACGGTGGAACGTTCCGGAGATCCGGTTATAGAGAAGGTGGTGTACTACCCTGTCCCGGAAGTCTGCCGCCCATACCTCGCGCGGCTTAGGGCGGGTTACCACAAAGCAGATGGATGTGCCGGGACGGTAGCTGCCGTCTACTAGATCCCGGTACAGAGCCATGATGTTGCGCTCCAGGTTCGCCTCAAATCTGAGAGCGTTGACGGTGGTACGCTTGTGCCTGCGGCAGTCGTAATAGGCACAGAGCAGCTCGTCCACCGTCAGGGGTGCATCGCTATAATCTGCGGACCGCCCTGACTCCGAAATTGTTGTTCTTATTGTTGTTGTTCTGGTTGCCATTGTTGAAATTGATGTTCCAGGCGTTGTTGGAGTAGGAGGCGTCATGTCGTGCTATTCACGTCGCAGGGCAGAAGGCTAAGCCGATCCATCCCGAAACTGCGCCACGACCTTGCGGGTCCACTGCCCGCCGGTTTCGCTGCTGGC